CGCAGGTTCACGCCGTCGACGATCCCGCCTTTCAGCTCCATGATCTTCGCGGTAACGTCGCTGGTGGCCGCGCCGGACTTCAGGCCCAGCAGCTCGCAGACGGCCTTGTTCGCCACGGTCTCCTCGCTGCCGGGAGGCGGTTCCTTGCCGTCCTCCTTCAGCTTCTTCAGCTCCGCCAGCGCGGCGGTCAGCGCCTGGGTGATCTGTTCCTCCGTAGCGTCCTCGGGCAGGCCCAGCAGCTTTGCCAGTTCTTTCAGGTCCATAGTGTTTTGTCCTCCTTCGTGATTATTGTAAGTGCTGGAATTGACAATGGGGTCCATGTGGTCGATTGCGGGAGTGTTGGTGAGGGCCAGCGAGTGCAGGCCCGTCGCCTTGTTGTCCGCTTTGCGGACGGTGATGACCGGGGAGAGGTAGCGGTACTCCCGGTTCTTCAGGTACGCTGCCGCCCGGTCCGTCCACTCCACCTTTGCGACGATATGGCCGTCCTGGATGGAGAGGTCTTTGACCCAGCCGGCAGCCGGGGCCTGGACGCCGTCCAGCGTCTGGTGCTCGTAGTCCACCACCACGTCCACGCCATGCCGGGCGATCTCCGCCTTCATGAGCCGCAGGCTCTCCTCATCCACGTCGAATTCGCCCTTCTGGCTGGTGACGTGTCCCAGGGGCAGGATCCGGATGACCTCCGGGACCCCCTGGACCTCCACCTCGCCCCCTTTCAGGGTGATGATCTCCATTTTTTGCGTGTCTCCTTTCCGGGGCAGAGCCCCAAGACCGCCGTTAACGCCGTGCGCACGGCGTTAGACGCCGTTTTGCGGGGGGGCCCCGTGAAATGACCCTCCCCCCTCCGCCGGAGGGGCGTCAGCGGCCTTTTTACGCCTTTTCCCCAGGTCCGCTTTTTTCCTGCTCCCGGAATGCCTTCGCCAGGGGCTCGGGATACCCCTTCAGGTCCGGCCTCCACGGGGTCTTTGCCGGGTTGCTGGCAAACTGGGGGTCCGGCATGATGTTTACAAAGCGCCCGTCTTTCAGCATACTGGCGGAGGGAGCCTTAGTCTCTACGCGAAGGCCCAGCCGCTCCACCTGCCGCCGGCTCAGGCTCCGCACCGTACAGCGGCACTTGAAGCCGTTGGGCGGGAACCATGTATCCCAGACCGGGGAATCCGCCGGGAAGACCCTGCCATCCATGGCGAGGTGAGAGGGGCGCGTCCGGGAGTCGTTGACCGCGTCATACTGCCAGTATGGGCGCAGCTTCATGACCTCCGGGTCCGTCATTTGCTTGTAGTGGCCCACATTGTAGGCCGTCTGGATATTGGTGCGGAAGATGTTCTCCGCCTGATACGGGGTGACGCCCTCGTAGCCCTCCCGCTCCAGGAAGCCGTTCATGTTGGAGCGGAACTCCGCCAGGGTGTTTCCCTGCTCCAGAGCCGCCAGCAGCTCCTCATAGAACCTGCGGAGGATCTGCAGCTTGGAGTAGCCGCTCACGGTGAAGGCCAGGACGCGGTAGTCATAGGCGATGGAGTAGAACACCTTCGCTGTTACGGGGATGCGCCGGCGGAAATACTCCACCGCTTCCTCAAAAGTCATGTCGCCGCCGTTCAGGACGGCTTCAATCTCGTTCATGCTCCAGTGACCTCCCCTCCAGGTCCGCCAGGGTCATGACCTTCTGCAGCAGGTCCTCCACCTCAGACACGTCCATGGAGGCGTACAGCTCCGCCACGGCGTCCTCGTCCTCCAGGGTGTCCCGGAGCTGCTCCAGGCTCTCCGCCTGTTCCAGCAGCGCCAGCACCGGAGCGAACGCCTTGCGCCAGCTTTTGGCCCCGCGCCTGAGTGCCGCGGCCGTCACCCGGTCGATGTGTTCCTGGGTACCCGGCCCGCCGCCTTTCAGCGCCACATAGCGCCGGGGCTGCGCCTTGAAGGGGAGTGCCGGACCTGCTGCCTGCTGGGTGTAGCTGGGGGTGGCGATGGCCTCGCCGTCCTCCGGCTCCGGGATGCTGAACTTCTTGTAAAGGTAGGAGAGGGGGACCGGCAGGCCGGTCTTCTCCACCAATGTCCCCACCACGTTCGCCGTCTGCATGAGGTCTTCGTCCTCCTCACAGGCAAAGCGGATCCGAGGGATTCGCTTCTCCTCTCCGAAATTGAAGAGGACCAGGGGCCGGATGAGATCCCGCCGGAGCGTGGCTGCCAGGGCCTTGCAGTCCGCCACGGTCAGATCGTGCCGGACCTCGTTGTGGGTCTTGCTCTGGGCGTAGCTGCCGCCGCCCGAGTCCGAGGTCAGGGTCTGTCCCAGGATGGCCTTGCTGATCTGCTCGTCGCAGTAGCGGGCCAGCCGTTCGTACAGGTCCGTGCTGGAGGTCTTCTCCGTGGTCACAAACTCGATGGAGGCGCCTTCCGGGATGATGCCCGCGGCGTCCGCGCCCAGCTGGATCAGCGCCTGCATGAGCGCGCGCTTCTCCTCGTCGCTGCTGCCGGGCGCGTACTTGCCCAGCCGGAAGGGGAGGCCGTACACCTCCGCGAAGCTGATCCAGTCCTTGATGTCGTAGTTCTTAAACAAGTACATCCAAGCCACGACCCGGAGGATTCCGGCGCGGGCCGGATGTCCTGATCTCGCCTTGTACTTGTGGATGATGAACTTGTTTTTCGGGAGCAGGATGCCGGAGGGCGTCTCGTCCGTCCTGCAGCGGAAGGAGTCGTCCACGCCGTCCCAGAAGAAACGCTTCTGGTGGCGGTTTTTGATCTCCCGGACCACGACCCGGCCGCCGTCATATCCCCACAGGATCTCCGAGACGGCGATCCCTTTTCCGATGGCGTCCAGCAGGTCCGTCTCGATGTCCTCCATGCCTTCGATCCCGTTGAGCTGCTCCTCCACAAACTCCGCGATCTCCTTGTCCCGCGGCTCGTCGCCGAAGGCGGTGATCTCGAAGTCCAGGCCCGTGACCGCGTTCTTCCGGGTCTGGAGCTGGCTGAACAGGTGGGGGTCGTGCTCCTCCATCTCCTCGAACAGCTCCATCTGCCGCATGACGTCGCCCGTGTCGGCCTCCCGGAAGATCTCCGCCAGACGGACCGGGGTCAGCCCGTTGGATGGGTATTCGCTGTATTTGTCCTGGACCCGGGCAACTGTCAGCTCCCGCGTCTCCGGTCTGGGGAGCGGCGGGGCCTGCGCCCGGCGCTTGCTTCTGCTCATGTGACTGCCTCCTCAATGCGCCTCTGCGCGGTCTGGTAGTAGTCATCATCCAGTTCGATCCCGATAAACCGCCGCCCGGTTTTCTTGGCAGCGACCAGAGTGGAGCCGGACCCGGCGAAGGGGTCGAGAATAAGATCGCCGGGCTTGGTGACGGCGGGGATGAGGTTTGCCAGAAGTCCCACGGGTTTCTCGGTTGGATGGCATTTCTGGCCGCCGCCGAGCTTCTGAAAGGTGATGAGGTCTTTCGGCCTGTAACCTGGGAAACTGTATTTTCCCTTTACTGCGAAAATGATGTTCTCATGGGTCGGGGCGAACTGCGCCTTGCAGTCTCCCATGCCATGCTCCACCTTGTTCCAGATGACCTCACTTTTGACTTGAAAACCAGCCAGCCTCATGGCGTCGATAAAGGTCTGTTCAACATCCCAGCGAGTAAAGCAAACCAGGGAGCCACGACCGGACTCTCCCGGCTTCAGAACGCGGAAGGCATCATAGAGAAACCAAATAAAGGGAGCCTTATCATTCTTGATCGTCTTTCGCGTCCTCCATGCTTCAAAATTGATCCCGTAGGGCGGATCCGTGATAATGGCATCCACACTTTCGGGCTCCATCTGGCGGAGAACTGTGAGACTGTCACCGTGGATAAGTTTGTTTTCGTACTGAATCAAAAGTCCTCCTTAATAGGCTCCCGCCTTGAAGTCCGCTTCCCGGTGGAGCACGGTGGTGTATTCCACCTCGCCGCCGCCCTGAATATCGAGGGCAAGCTGGAGGGCCATCTGCAGGCCGTCCGGCGCGTCGTCATTCCGGGCCATGGGATATTCCTTCATCTGCTGAAGGAGAGCCTTGTGCTTCTTGCTGAATTTGATATAGCCGTTTTTGACAAACGGCTGGAGGGAGCGGATGCGGGCGTCCTTGTTCTGTGTGGAGTTGATCTCCACGATGGGGAGGTATTCCCCGGACTTGGCCGCTTTCTGCCGCATGACCTCCGCGAAGTAAGCCTGAAACTGCACCGTCTCCACGCCGAAGCGGTAGTGGGGGCGGTGGAACTCCCGCTTGAGCCTCCGGTTGGCTTCCAGCACGTCCTCGATGATCTGGTCCGGATGGCGCTGGGCCACGTCCGCGATGACCACATAGACGACGCCGGTGATCCGGTCTTTTGCCAGAGCGAAGATGCTGCTGGTGTCCGCCCGCTTGTTCTTGCCCAAACTGGGGTCGTTGGCCCCCACGAACAGAAAGCGCGGATCCGCGAAGTTGGGCGGGGTCTTTCCCTCATCGTCCCAGTAGTCGAACCACTCCTCCTGAAACGTGCAGGTGGATGGGTCGATGGGGTTGTTCTGGATCTCTGAGTTGAATGCCGCGGGGCCGATATTGACCCGTTTGCACATAAGGGCGTAGTAGTCGTTTTTCTCCTCCCACAGCACCGCCGTCCCCTCCAGCATGTCCGCCCGGTTGGCCTCAAAGAAGGCCCGGGCGGTCTGCTCATGTTCCGGATCGGCGAGGTTGGTGTACAGCTGTTCCCAGGCGTCCCACAAGTCTGTGTTCACGGCCCAGGAGAGCACGCCCTGGTACTTCACGCTCTTGTATTCCGCTTTGCGGCACACATTCGCCAGCAGGGAGTCAAAGTGCAGCAGCGTCCCGATGTAGACGATATCCGTGTAGGTGTCACCGCACTCGCTCACAGCCTTGTCGTACCAGTTGAGGAGCTTTGTCCGCTGCTCCTTGGTGGCGACGTTCTCGTCGTTCTCAAGGTCATCGCAGACGATGAGGTCCGGCCTCCACTGCTTATGCCGCCGGCCGCGGATCTTTTTTCCTGAGCCGATGGCCTCGATCTTGGTCCCGTTGGCAAGCAGCGCAACAGAGGATTTCCAGACGTTGCCGATCAGCTCGCCGAAGTCCTCCCGCAGGGCCGCGTTTTCCTCCAATTCGTCCTTGATGTCTGTGAGGAAGCCTTCCGCCTGCTCTGAGGAGTCCGACAGAATGATGATGTAATGCTTGTAGCCGTACAGAGCCGCGTGCAGGTCATCCTTGAAGGTGAAGGTCGTGGATTTTGCGTGCCCGCGCGGGGCCTCGATTGCACGCCTGCACCCTTTGGCCCGGCTGATCTCTTTGGCGTGCTCCGTGGGGTTCATTCCCTTCATGACGCCCTGAAGCCAGATATCGTCCAGATCCGCGTGAAAGGCCGGAGCCGGTGTTGTGAAGTAATGGCCCAGGTAGGCCCGGCCGAAGTATTCCAGATCAAACGCCCCCAGCATCCGCCGGAGGCCCTTGGGTCCCGTCAGGGATGCCCCTGCCTCGTACTCCTTCAGGAGCTGTGCGCGTTTGTCCGGGAAATTGCCGGTCCGGACAACGTATTTGAGAAAAAGGGTCCGCTGCTGCTCCCGGTCTGCCAGCGCCGCGCGGTCGCTCTCATCATCCAGCTTGTCGATGAGACTGCCGAAGTCAATCGCCGCCATCCGCCACCACCCTCTCTCTGGCCTTTGCCAGCACGTCCCGGAGCTGGGCGGCAGCGGCGCTGCAGACGAGATCAACGACCAGGTGCAGGCCTATACCGATCAGCTGATCGCCCAGTTCCAGACGGACTGCGAGGCTGCGGGCGAGAGCTACCAGGGCCTGGATGTGACCTCCTCTGTGGGGACGGACAGCG